CAGGCGAGCAAGGCATCCAAGGTATTCAGGGTGCTACAGGCGCTACTGGAGAACAAGGTATACAGGGTATTCAAGGCGCTACAGGCGCTACGGGTCCGCAGGGAATTCAAGGTGTTACTGGAGCAACTGGCGCAACGGGAGCTCAAGGTGTACAGGGTGTCACAGGCGCTACGGGTACAACCGGAGCAGGCGGTGCTTTAGGTTACTACGGTTCTTTCTATGATACCACCACACAGACTTTAAGTTCTGTCACAGCAGGGCAACCTGTTAACATAAATACAACAGTAGCAAATAATGGTGTATTTATTAATAATAACAATGAAGTAACTTTCTCATACCCTGGCGTATACAAGTTTACATTTAGTATCCAATTTGCGAACGCAAGCTCCCAAGATCACTTTGCAGATGTTTGGTTAAATTATAATCACTCGCCTTATCCTGATAGTAATACCAAATACGTAATACCTAAAGCACAGGCAGGTAAAGATGGCTATCAAGTTGCTACTTTGGATTTCATTGGAACGGCGCAAAATACCAATGACCATGTACAAATTTATTGGTCTAGCAGTAGTTCCGATGTAACAATTAAAACCTTTTCTTCTGAGACGGGGCCACCAGCTGTACCTGGAACGCCAGGGGTTATTCTAAGCGTAAGTCAGGTAATGTATACACAGCTGGGACCTACAGGCGCTACTGGTTCAACCGGAGCAACGGGTGCTACTGGCCCTACTGGCCCTACTGGCGCAGCTTCGACTATTCCTGGACCTACCGGAGCTACAGGCGCAACAGGTCCACAGGGTATTCAAGGTATTCAAGGCGTCACAGGTGCAACGGGCGCTACTGGCGCTACGGGTCCGCAGGGAATTCAAGGTGTCACTGGAGCAACTGGCGCAACGGGAGCTCAAGGCGCTACAGGCGCTACAGGCGAGCAAGGCATCCAGGGTATTCAAGGCGCTACTGGCGCTACGGGATCTCAGGGTATTCAAGGTATTCAAGGCGTCACAGGTGCAACGGGCGCTACCGGCGATACGGGTCCGCAGGGATCTCAGGGCATACAAGGCATTCAAGGTGCCACTGGAGCAACTGGTGCTACTGGCGCAACTGGCGCGACAGGCGCTACAGGTGCAACTGGTTCTTCTGGTCTAGTTTTACAAGCTATTCAATCAACGCTCACAACTACGGCTTCAGTAGTAGGAGCGACATTTGGACAAGTAATATCTTGTAACATTACACCTTCAAGCACTGCAAGCCGAGTAATGGTAATTGCGCATTTGTCTTGCGGTAACGCGGCATCGCAATATGTTTTCATTAGATTAACTCGAGGCGGATCTGTAATTTTTCAAGGAGACGCGGCTGGCAACAGAAATAGAATAACTTCTATGATGGGCTTGAACAATGTTTCAGCTATGATCACAGTTCCAATAACTTACATAGATAGCCCCGGCTCAACCGCACAGCAAACTTATGGTATTTCTATAGCTAGCCATAGCACGGGAACTGTTTACGTGAATCGTACTGGCACAGATACTGACGCAGCTACTTTCGGTCGCGCCACATCCAATATTACTGTTTTAGAACTTTCTAGTTAAAAATGATTCCTGATTTTAAATTTACTGAAGCAGTAAAACTGGTCGTAAATGACAGACCATTTATGTGTCTGCCTGAAACCTATGAAGGTTTAACAATGCTAGATGGGGGTCCAAAGCCAACATTGGAAGAGATAGAAACTGCCTGGGAAAATAGACCTCCAGATGCTAAGCGTTGGATGAATGCCCAAGAGTTCCTTGAAGAGTTTACAATGTATGAGCGAGGTCTTATAGCATTGTCTACTAATTTAGATATAGCAGCACTCAGGTTAACATTCAGTGGTTGGTTTTCAGAAATACATGCTGATCACGATCTGCTGGTACAAGCTAGATCTTTTCTAGTTTCTGAAGGTATACTTACAGAAGATAGAGCTCAGGCCATATTCGGTTAATACAGCTTAAAGTTTTCTAAGAGCTTATCACCGTCAAATCGCTCTGTGAATGCCGGGGTCGTATGGTAAAAGGAATTCAATGCTTCCATCATACTTTCAGCGTCCACGTCTATTTGTTCATCTGTCATAGTAACAGACTTTGATATAAGCTTTAGTTCCTGCTCTAACCCAGCTATATCATCGACTTTAGAAAATGCTTTTTTATTTATCTGCATTTTGTGCGCGTTGATATCCCGGATGAAATAATCTTTTACTTCATCAATACCAATACGGCTAAGCATTGTATCGAGATTCTCAAAAGGCGTCTTGCTAGAAGGCCAGGACATAAGCCCGCATGAATCGATGATGATTTGCGCTCCCTCCTTTGAGTAAGCATTGGCTCGAGATACGCTATGCTCCTGCTTGAAGTTTTCTGCCTCTGTCTGCAATGCCCATTCAGCAATCTTCTTTGTAATAAATTTTAATGTAGCCTGTGCCTTGTGAATGACATCTGGAGAGAAATTTTCATTGATTACTGTTCCTGAATCGCACAATATGAAAGCAGACAAACTACTCTTATTAATTTGTGAAGAAGAATAACCAACAGCATAAAATGGAAATCCTCGAAGACCTGGGATTTCTTCTCCTCGCATGTTCTGGTTTAACTGCAGTAGTGTTGTCTGTCCTAAAGCTGAAAACATTTCTGACAGTAAACGCCGCCCTTCTGAATTGTTGTAAATAGCCAAAGGCCTGATTTGCATACTCAAAAAGGTACGCACAATGAATGCAGCTGCTTGATTCAGAATGTTTACCATCACTTCTGGCAAGTCATGGTGTAGCGCGGCTACATCTGATATATCAGTTGTAAAGCTGGATAACGTCGGAATTATCGGATGTAAATACTTCTTGCCTACTCTAGATCCTTTACGGTCAGATATGAAATAAGGAGCATAGAAAGAGGATCGCCGGGGAGACCAGCCTAGCATTGGGATGCCTTCAGTCTTGCCGAGCTGAGATACCTGCTCCCGGAGATAGGTAGTTAAGTACTTGGCTCCGCTTCTCTCCATTACAGTGGGAATGTTTATCTCTGCGTTAGAAACTCCCATCGTAGCTCTACGCGCTGCTTTCTCTAGCTCAGAGATTTTATCAATTTCTTCCTGCCTCAAAATGATAGGATACTTGTCATTATTGAACAGTAGATTACCGGCATGAAAAATGTCTGTTGATTCAGTGAAGACAATATTCTGCTCGAGCTCAATAGTGAAGTTACTAATATTATTAGTGTAAATATCATTATTGTGTTTCTTCAACGAATACCCATAAGGATTGCTGAACAGCGTGATCTTGTCATCCTTGAACACCGGTAACGTCTTGAAGAAGTTTCTCACTTCATCGGCTTCAGCAAAATATCTGTTAGCATGCAACTGCTCCAGTAGAGCCTGACGACTTCTATGATTGAGCTCAACCAAAGGAAGAATATTGCTGATTGGTATGTTCTTCTTCAACTCCTTTACCACGCATTTAAGAATGAATTCATCTGCAGGTATAGGTTCGTATTCAGAATGTAACGCTACTTTGTTTTCAGACACCTTTAATTCAGGAACGTAGCGTTGAATCGTTCCTGCTACACGAAGGTCGGCATGACTGTCACCGCTGGCAATATAAGTAGCAGATGGTAGGACAAATGATTCTCCTGACGCAGTAGCATCTACCATCATATGCATACAAAGCATCTCAGGATTTACCCGGCTGTACTGTGTATTTAATTTGGCCGCTTCTGCATATGTGTAAGCAAGTTTTGTTTTCTTGCACGCCGGGTGTCTCTGGAGGAGAGAAAAGAAAGATGTTCTGGAAGGAAGTATATTAATCTTCTCAGGTTTTGAATCTGGCGTCTTCAGTACCAGCAAATGGCTAATCGTGTGATAGTTAACAAAATAAGGCAGGGCAATATGCGCCCCTGAAATACTTAAATTTTTATCAGGGTTTATATTCTTTATTAATTCTTTAAGTCTCTCGACTTCTTGTGCGTCTAGAACAAAGACTGAATGCTTCAGCGCATCTGGATCTAACCCTTGAGCTCTAAGCGCACTTCTGTATTGAATTATCTTTATATTGTTATGCGATCCGTTTAACGCACTCTTAAGGAAAAAATCAAAAACTCTTCTTTTGTTTTTTAATTGTCCAGTAACAAGCTTTTGATTTTTATATACAACTGAGTTTTTTAATTTATCACTCAGAATATTGTTAAGCGTTTCTATAGCTGCGTCCCATTTACAAATTCCTTTGGCTACAAGATAGTCAACTGACGAGCCAGCACGAAAGGTGCATAGGCTATTTTCACAAACGAATTCTTTATCCAAAATGAATAATTTGCTTTCGCATTTTGGACAATTTGTTGTATATTCTCCATTCAGACCAACATGCAATTCTTCGCCCAGCAAGTGTATTAACTCGATGGGGTTTACAATTTGATCCAAAATTTGAACGCTCAATTCCATACTTCAATTTTCAGTATAGCACAGTCTTTCCAGTGTGCGACAAAGAATTTAGAATCACTTGACCTCATTTAAATTTACGGCGATAATTACTTATGACTATGGACTTCACTAAAGACCAAAACCCCACCGCGCTTTACGAAGTAGGCATTAAGGCTGGCGACAGCTTGCCTAACTATGTCAAAGAAGCGTCTATCCTTCAAGAGGAAGATTTGGTATCTTTACATGACTGTGCCTTTGCCGATCAAGCAAATAGGCTGCACCCTATTCATACAAAAGCTGCTACTTACATGAGTGCAGTTTACCTAGCGGGTGCGGGTAAGGTTGACTCTAAGGAATTTCAGGCTGTAAAAGAAGCTGCTGCTTTATTTGATATTGAAGAAGATATCGATGCTGCTTTAGCTTTACTTCCTCAGGCTGAAAAATCAGCAGATGCCCACGAGCTCGCTTCAGAGAAGTATGCTTTAAGTTTCCAGATTGAAGAAGAAGATACTTGGAAAGCATATGCTATTAATAATGAAGTAGATGTAACCAAGGCCGCTACAGACGCCGTGCGCGACTGGAATGATGGTCATATTCCTACTGACTGGTTCTTCCATGCTTCTCGCAATATTGTTAAGCGCGCTAGCGAGCTCAATATCCCCCGTAACGAAATCCCTGAGAAGGTATGGCGTTTTGGTGAGGAGAGATTAGTTGATTTTAATAATGTAGATTATGCCATTGGCGAGCGTCATCTTGCTGGTGTTTCTGATACTTCAGAATACACACAAGCTTTGAAGCAAGCATCTACTGGTGAAATCACTGTTGAGCAGGCAATCGATACCTGGATGGGTTTAGATGCTGCGCATGGTGTCAGCCATAAGAGAGTTACATCTCCGCATGAAGCATTCTATTCCGGGGCTAAGGTTGCGTTCCTTAAAGATATGTCTGAAACAAATATTTTTCTTGCAGACATCATGGTCCCGGCTCAAGAATTTACCAAGCTCGCTGCAGATAATTATAAAGCTGTTAAGATGGCTTTCCGTAAAGAATCTGCAGATAAGATAATTGATATCTTAGCAAACGTTAAAAACGCTGCAGAGACTACAGCTAAGCTCGCGAGCTTAGAAAGTAATCAGCAGAAACATCTGTTGAGTTTACTTTTAAAGGTGGCATAATGCCATATGCTTGACACATTTCCGTTTGAAAAAAGATTAGCTGCGGATCTCCTGGCCGATACTGAAACTACGGCTACGGTTCTGCACATGATTATCTTGGCGGCTTATGGTGACGAAGTCTATGGTTCTATAGAGCATGGAATTGAGCAAGCCGAGCCAGTAGAATTATGGATGAGAATCAAAGAAGACTTTAGTGTAAACATACCTGAGTCTAATGAGAATAAAGTTAATGCTCTGATGCTGGCATTGTCTACAGAGGCATTTTACGATGATCCTCTGGCTTTCATCAGTATATGTAACGCCTTGTATTCTGGAGATTTAGGAGATCTAGTTGATGGTGCTCTAGAAGATTTGACCATGCCAGAAATGCTTTGGGGTATTTACGAGGTTGAGCTTAACCGGGGAGCCTCGGAGGGCTTTGCATTACCTATCGACCGCCTAATTGATGAGATCATTAGAAATGAAGCGGAGGATAATGAGGAGCTGGAAAAAGCTGAAGTTGTGCCTTACTATGAAAGATTTGTTGCGGAAATGCGCGATGATATGCTCGTGCAAATGCGCATGCTTGGCGTGGATGAGAGTGTAATTAAAAAAATTCTAAAGGAAGATTTGACGCCAGTAAATGATACCCATTAAATAGGGCAATTCATGGACTCAGATACATTACCTAAAAGCCCAAAATGCTGGGCAGATCTTAAAGCTTATATATCTAGTATTTATCCGGAAGGGCATTTATTTGCAAAGCCCGATGGAAGCAACTTATACTACAGAAGGCTAGATACCATATTAAAAAGGCACGAGGGCACATACGTCTTCGCTAATACAGTCAGAGAATTTGGTGAGTTTGTGCCGTTTGATATGAAAACATTTCATTATTTTAATTGTGAAAGAAAAATAGCATGTATTGATAGAGGGTACGAAGCTTTTTATCCTAGTGCTGATGGTTTTATATATGACTACGACGGACCTAGAGTAAGTGAGTTCCATGGTGGCGGATCATTGCACTGGACAAGAAAAGAAGATTTGTTAAACAATTTTATTAAAGATATAAAATCTAAAATTCCAGACGCAAATATAATTTATAAGTTTGACAATGCAGGTGATGACACATTTTCAATACCTGTAGGAATACCGCCTTTTTTTCAAAATAGTCCTGTGGCTATGTACTCTTGGCTTGGTGTTAATTTCCCAAAAACAAAAGCTTATGGTATAGAAGTAGATCTTATATTTAGTAATAGAAACAAAGGACGGGGTCCTGTTTCTGTAGTTGCAGAAAGAAATTTTAAACATTGGGATACATTCATAGCGCATATGCTAAGTAAAAAATTACGCATAGGCGCTATTGGTCGAGGAGACATGAGCTATAAATTTGAAAAAGTAATAAACTCATTTGATTATCACAATCCATCTGTAGCCACTGTAGAAATGATGCAAGCAGCCAGTTATTATGTAGGTACAGATACAGGTCCGACGCATCTTGCTGTTCTTTTTGACAATCTAAATATTTTTATATTTAGAAAATTATGGAATCAAAACGGCGATGGCGTGCTCACTTGTAACCGGGCACTAGAACATTACGAGCAAATGAATCCCTCGCGTGTGTACAATTGCAAAGCCATGGATAATGATTTCAACAACATTGATTTGTTAATAAGCGAAGTAGAAAAAAGATTTAATCTTTAAAAATATGCACGTTACAGTAAAATCATTATTGCATCCGTTGTGTGCTTCATCTCTTAATTTGAAACTATATGGAGGAAGACATGACGGTAGCTATGTACTAGCTTCTAAAATTCTTGATAATACGAGCGCTGTATATTCTTACGGCATAGGCACTAATGTTAAATTTGATACTGACTTAGCAAATAACTTTAGTTTTCCTATTTTTCAGTATGATCATACGATTGAAAATACGCCTGTAAAAAACCCAAATTTTATCTTCAAAAAAGAGGCGTTAAGTAGTGCCAACATTGTAAAACATTTACAGGAAAACGGACACGAAGACAAAAATGATTTATTACTCAAAATTGATACGGAGGGTGCTGAATACGAATTATTTGAAAACACGGATTTAAATGTGTTTAAAAAATTCAATCAGATAGTTATAGAAGTACATCGCATTAAAGAATGCGACGAACGCTGTGTTAAGTTGATAACTGCACTACTATTATCGCATAAACTTGTTCATATACATGCCAATAATTATGGACCTGTAATTGAAGGATTGCCTGTTACTTTAGAACTAACTTTAGTACGAAACGATCTAATACCAAGCGATGCTACAATTTCTACTAAGCCAGAACCGACTGAAGGATTAGATACGCCCAACCATCCATATAAGGCTGATTATGTATTGGACTGGTGGCTTAACCAGAAATAGCGCCTCCTAAATCAAATCCTCCATGAGGATTGAAGAATTGAGTAGGCGTGTTAAGCTGGAATGATTCGTTAAATAAGTGCCTCAAGGCAGGGTCTTCAATAATCGGTTCATTCAGAATAATTCGTGCAAGACAGAATGCAAAGTTAATTGCATGCAATGTATCGTCTGCTTTAGACCCATGGCGTTGATACCTGAACCCTGAATTACCACCTACAGTTTCAGTAGGTACCCGGTAAAGATTTAACAGCTCAATCAGTCTTTCCTGCGCTAGCTCCCAGGCATAACATCTAAATCTGCGAGATTTAATTGCCTGGTAAAGGCTGGTAATAGATTCTGTACGGTTAAGGGAATACTGATTGAACCATCCGGGACCACTACTGGGTGCTTTGATGAGTGCGGATTGAGGACCTACATAACCAAAGATAAAATGACGTTCAGGGCGGATGATAGGATTTTCACGCAGCAGCATGTTGTAGGCAGCCCCCACGCCAAAGTCAGAAGCAATACCTACGCAGTTGTATGCTTTATGGTCTTCGCAAATTTGGTTGGCTATACTGCGGTAATCCATACCGGCATACTGTCTGATATGTAAAATTTCAATACTACCATCCCAGCAAATACCAAGGATCGCGTGAACAGTAAAAGATACTTTAGTCTTGGTAGCAGGGTTGTAATCAGAACCACCCCAGTCACAGCCTGACACAGTATATTTGTATCTTCCGCTATTAGAGCTTGCCAGTTGCTTAAGAGTCTCTGGTGTCTCAGGCAGAACACAAATGTTCTTTAGATCCTGTGTTGTGATTTCCCGCATTCCTTCTTCCGTTGGAATACCGAGAATTTCCTGCAGGAATTTTTTGATGTCATAGCTCTGGAATGCATTCCAAATTTCCATCCATTTCTGAGGTATATTAGCGTAATCTGGAATAATAATCTGCGGGATATGGAAACCTAAATAACCCTGTTCAAAATTAGATTGGATCTGGTGAACGAAACGCCCATCAGTTACATCGATGACGCTGCCAGTCGCTGGGTTTGTAAGTCCCTGAGGCTGAATGGCTTTAAGCACATCATCTTTATCTGAACAGTTAAGCCAGCCCTGCCCTGCACTTTGTGAATGATATCCAGGAGCACGGAGCAACCATGCAGACTGACTGGACTCCAAGAATTTTGTTTCTAGCAGAGAGTCAGTGGTGGTGGATGTGCCTGCATAAATTGTAGTCGGCATTCTGGATGCCTTTTGGCACTGCTCAATGTCAGGCAGGAAGTCTGGATCCAATAGCTGCGCCTCATCAAACAGCGCCTCATCTGTCGTTTTAGAACGCGCCTCCTGTGTGTCCGTGAGACACTTAACTAGCATAGTCACAGACTCGTTAGGATATTCTTTATATTTTAAATTCTGTCTGTAATCTTTATGTACTTGATAAAACCTAAATGACCGTTCCATCTCCCGGAGACGGTTTGCGTATGTATCCAAGAATGATTGGTGCGGAACAATGTACATACTCCGGCGTTTACGCATGATGTGCGCGTAGATTAATTGCCGGGCTCCGAAGGATGTAGACTTACCGATCTGACGTCCTGCTCTAATACTCAGAAACCCACCAATCTGCATATGGAACATTGCAAATGAATAAGGCCTGTTCGTGCAGGACAGCGGTTTATCGTATGGATACTGAGGGAAGAAATAAGGCACTAGCAACCCTGCATTGTATTTGCAAAGTCTATAAATATCTATTATCCTACTAGCGATCTTGTCGTTACAGTGCGGGTCCCCGTCATTTTCTTTTTCTATTCGTTTGATATCGTCAGTCAAAGCTTTAAGCTTATGCCGAAATTCCGCATTCGTTTTGACTTCCCAGTTTAAATCGATGTACATATATGGCTTTCTCTTATACAGCTAATTCTCTACGGCACATCCGTCCTAATCGCTTTCTCAAAGCAAGATTTAGAAATATTAGATGGAACAGAGATGACACTATTATTGTTGACAGTGCTCCTGTCAATGATAATAAATTCGTGCCTACTAATCAGGAAGAAGCAAACGTGAAGTTACTCAATACTTTAAACAATACAGATGCCAAACTCGAAAGAATCAGAAACCGCTACAACAGATAAAGTTGTAAAGCAGGAACCCACAGTGGTTGAGCAGTTTGAGAAAGCGCTTGTAACGCTTCAAGAGATTGCTAAAAAATTACCAGAAACTGAGAAAGCATTTGATCCTATCTCTTATCTGATTAAGGCTTTAAAAGATACTGACGTCCTACTAGAATACAAACTCGTAGCTCATAGTAAGAATGGAGAAATATTTAACATTGAAGGCGTAAACAATTTGCCAAGATTGTTTGATGAGTCCATGCTCCCTGAAGCGCCCAGCAATTTTGAACACGCATTTAACTCCAGCATCATTCGTCCTGTGTTAAATGCATTCATGAAGTACACGAGAGATAAGATAGAGGAATACAAGAAACCAAGCACAACATCACAGTCGTTAGCGTTACCAAATACAGAAGCACAAGAATTCATATCCGAATAAAGTTATGATTGAGTACCTTAAGTTAATGAGGCAGGTGTTAGAGAATGGTGTGTATAAAATGGATAGAACTGGGACAGGTGCTGTTTCAGTTTTTGGCACACAAAGCAGGTATAACCTGACAGAGGGATTTCCTCTGGTTACGACAAAGAAGGTTCATTTGAAATCCATTATTCATGAGCTCCTTTGGTTCATTCGCGGAGATACAAATGTTAAATACCTGCAGGATAATGGTGTGACTATTTGGGATGAGTGGGCTGGCCCTGATGGTGAGCTTGGGCCTGTCTATGGTAAACAATGGAGAAGCTGGGAATCCCGGGATGGTACAATCGATCAGTTACGTAATGTGATTGAAAGTTTGAAATCTAATCCTCATAGCCGCAGGCATATTGTATCCGCATGGAATCCTGCAGATGTGGAAAACATGGCCCTCCCTCCATGCCATGCTTTCTTTCAGTTCTTTGTCGATGACGAGAACAGACTTAGCCTTCAGCTTTATCAGCGCAGTGCAGATGTTTTCCTTGGTGTACCTTTTAACATTGCTAGCTACTCGCTATTGTTAATGATGGTTGCGCAGGTTACTGGCTATACGCCATATGAGTTTGTGCATACAATTGGTGACGCGCATCTTTATGTAAACCATATTGATCAAGCCAAGCTGCAGCTTTCTCGAGAACCGCTTGAGCGTCCAACTATGATCATTAATCCCAACATCCAAAATATTGACGACTTTAGGTATGAGGATTTTGAGCTGACTAATTATCAATGTTACCCAGCTATTAAAGCAGATATCGCTGTTTAATAATTAAAATAAATTCACACTAAAAGGGATACTCTGCTAGTAACGGGGTATCCCTTTGTGTTATATAAATTTGTACGCACCGGAATTATCTAGGACGTACTTAAGCATATGTTCAAAGACATTAAAACCAAAATGCAGCAGCGCTTCAATGAGCTGCAAACAAACGGCCCTCTTTTTTATGTGGCCGTCGATAAGGAGAAAGTATGGGACATCTATCTGAATGCCTTCCCTGAGCAGTACAAGCAGGAAAACACCTGCAACTGCTGTAAGTCATTCATCAGACAGTTCTCGTGCATTGTCGGGATCAAAGACAACAAGATTCTCACTCTGTGGGATTTTGAATGTGAAGATCCTGAGTACAAAGATTCTATCAAAGCTCTGAGAGACTACATTGTTTCTTTACCTATCGAGAATATCTTTTTGAATTCGTTCGCCAAACTGGGGACGGATAAGACGCCAGACACGAAGAGGTCACTTGTCTGGGAACATTACTTCGTGACCCTGCCGTCTAACGCGGTTAAACGCGAAGAAGCAATCGGGCCTGCCCAAGGTAATGCCCGGGACAACAAAAGTGTCCTTAAGCGTTCGCTTGAAGAAATCACTGATGAGGCAGTCAATACTGTTCTCGAGCTGATTTCCCAGGGTTCTCTATATCGTGGCACAGAGCACAAGGCTGCCGTGGATGAACTGCGCAAAATCAAAGAAGAATTCAAGAAGGTGCCTAAAGCCCTTCAAGATAACTTCTGCTGGATTAAATCTCTGAACACTACAACAAGTGTTTGTCGTATTCGCAACACTTCGATTGGAACGCTCTTGAATGACCTTTCCGAAGGTCGTGATTTGGACAGCGCTGTCAGCGCCTTTGAGCGCGTAGTGGCTCCAGCCAACTACAAACGCCCCACTGCGCTGGTTACGCCTCGCATGCTCGAGCAGGCTCAGAAACGCCTTGTTGAGCTCGGGATGATGGGTTCTCTGGAACGTCGTCTTCTTGACGGCAGGGATCTGACCGTGGACAATACTCTGTTTGTTCATCGTGCTTCCGCAGGTTCTCCTTCTGATGTTTTTGCAGAACTGAAGAAGGATACCATCGTTAATCCCAAGAGCCTGAATAAGGTTGAAGAAATTGGTATTCAAGACTTTGTGGACAAGGTGCTCCCCACCTGCAAGTCCGTTAAAGTTTTGGTGGAAAATCTCCACATGCCAAATTTTGTCAGCCTTGTCGGAGCCAAGAATCCGGATGATCCCACCATGTTCAAATGGGGTAACAATTTCTCCTGGGCCTACTCAGGTGATGTTGCTGACTCCATCAAAGAACGTGTCAAGGCTGCGGGCGGCAATGTTACAGGCGCATTGCGTATCAGCTTGTCGTGGCACAACCACGATGACCTGGACCTTCATGTTTTCGAACCTCCGCATAATTACCAAATTTATTTTGGCAACAAACGTAGCTTGTCACCATCTGGTGGTATGTTGGATGTTGATATGAATGCAGGTGGCGGGCAAAGCCGTGAACCTGTTGAGAATATCTTCTGGAAGGGAGAACCAAGGTACGAAGGCACCTATAAAGTTGTAGTGAATAACTACTGCCGTCGTGACAATAAAGACGGCGGGTTTGAAGTGGAAATTGAATACAACGGCGAGATTGAAACTTTTACCTCGCACACCAATGCTGCGTCTGGTAAAAACTTTAACATCGTTGAGTTCACTTATTCCAAAAAAGATGGAATCAAGTTCATTGGTTCCACTGGAACTTCAAACGTGGCTAAGTATAACAGCCGTGAGAAGTGGGGTGTTAAGACCGGTCAGTTTGTTCCTGTTCGCGCGATTACCCTGTCGCCCAACTACTGGAATGGAGCTGTCGGTAACAAACATTTCTTCTTCTTCCTGGAAGGCTGTAAGTCGGATGAGAAAACTCGTCCGTTCTTTAATGAGTTCCTGAAGCCTGAATTGAACGAAGACCGCAAGGTTTTCGAAATTCTCGGCAGCAAGGTAAATGTAGATAAAGCAGAAGATGAGCTGTCTGGTCTCGGTTTCTCCGATACCATTCGCAATCATATTTTTGTTGAAGTCGAGGGTACGTTTAAGCGTGTCCTTAAAGTTAAGTTCTAAACCCAAAATCAAACCAACACAAAACACATGTCACTCGAATCCCTCCTTATCAAAGCCGCTCGTAAGCAGTGGCGTTTTGCATCCACAAAAGGGCATCTGACCTTTGAGGATCTCTGGAATCTGAAGCTGGAAGATCTTGACCGGATCGCCGTCGCTCTGGATGAAAAGATCCAGAAGGGAGGACGCAAGTCCTTCATCACCAAGCGCACTGAAAGCATGTCCGAAGAACAGGGCATGTTTGATCTCGTGACCTATGTCATCGAGACCAAGATGGCTGAGGCGGATGCCGCTAAGGCTCGTGCTGCTAAGGCTTCCCAGAAGCAGTTCATGCAGGACCTCCTGCAGCGTAAGCGTATTGCTTCGCTGGAGAACCTGACCACCGAAGAAATCGAGAAGCAGCTCGCTGCCCTCGATGCCGATGGCGAGTAAACAATAAACAGAGCCGCCGGGTATTCACGTACCCGGCGGTATTTACTTATATGGGAAAAGACAACAAAGAGCTACTAGCTCATTACAAAAAAAGCCAAGTATGGTATTCTAAATCTTTAGACGTACTTGGCCCGCTGAGATTTCATATGAATGAACTGCTCTTGGAAATTGAAAGTCATAACAGATTTCTAAAAAGAATAAAGGTGCCAAGAATGCCTACAGCTAAAGTTAAAGCTGCGAAGAAAGCTTTAGCAAAAGCAGAAAAATTCTTTTGCAATAAAGCACCTTAGTGTGTTATATAAATTTGTATGGGTAATGGTTATCCATTGCTCTTAATGCGCCCAATTGTTTAACAGATCGCTACTGTTAAATGATTGCCGGTTCCAAGGCCGGAACTCTGGATTATCTAGAGTCTGCAGAGGAAGAGCAGCCGTGTATGAAGCCCAGCGTACGGGACTGCGCGGATAACAGAAACGCAAGAGGGTGTAGGTCGCGCGTTGACCTACACCCTCTATTTCTTTTTACTTATTTTATCTATTCAATGAAATCTTTGTTTTACAAAATTAAGTACATGTTTAGAAATCGCTGCAAGTGGCTATCTAAACATGACTGGCAACAAGTGCAGGCTACTGAAAGAGAATATCAAATAGCTTTGAGAATTGGAGTGCATTGCATGAAGGAAATGCATCAATGCAAAAAGTGCGGAAGAAGAGGTTGGTTATTTCCAAAATGGTTATTTCCCTCTAAATAATATATGGATCTGTGAGATAAGGACGACCAGACTGGTTAAACATAATGTTACCTGAACCTCTAATATCGCTGATAGCTACGGGGCCTTTGGCTGTGCGCATCAACGCCGTATTAGGCAACCCACCTGCTGCATAGCTTCCAAACCTTTTAGCGTTAGGTATATAAACTTTTTCCGGCTCTAGTGTGGATTTTTGAAATCTATTAACAAAGTCTAACCATTGTTTTTTGTTACTAGAAGGCGTCCCCAATAGTTCATTGAATGCATTACCGGAAGGAGGGTTGTGTAATAACCGAGGCATAGCGTAGCCTCTACCTCCTCTAATCGTTGATAAAATATCTGGATAAATATCTGAAGACGAGAATAAGTTCTTTATGTCTTCAATTCTTTTTTCAGCTCTAGGCGATCCCTTTTGAGATATAATCTTTAAAGCGGACGGACCGTGCTGTCCAGTAAAGCTCTCATAAACTTTACCCTCACCACCAGCACCAAGAAATTTAGGCTTACCTTTCAAATTCTTTAAAAGTCTAGTTTTACCTGCGGGCAGCAAAGCCGTTAACTTAGATATGTTATCTGGTGTTATCTTTCCAGTCGCCAATGCTCTGACCCAAGCAGGTGTGGCTGATTTTTTCATACCACTAACTAAATTAACTTTTAACATAATAAGGTAATTTAATCAAAATCAAGATTATTGCAATATGACAATAACAAAAGCCAGAATCACAGAACAACCTAAAAGTTTATTTGACCCTATGCCTCAAGTATGGGTTACCTATGAAAACGAGGAGGAAGAGGAAATGCTCTTCGATTACTATCCTGACGAGATCTCCTTCACCCCGGGAGAATTTGTTGGACTGACAAGGGATCAGGCGTTAAGGCTGAGACACAGAAAGGACGTAGAATATTTGAGAGGATAAATTATGATTAAAGTTATTCACACCGCCGACTGGCATTTGCGTGATATGCAGTTTGGAAAGACTGCTCGCGCTCAAGACTTTACTGACTCTGTTTTCCGTATTGTGGATATCGCAGTACAGAATGGAGTAGATTATATTTTATGTGCTGGCGACATTCTTAATTCTAAGCGTCCCAGCAGCAGAAACATTGCGGATCTAATTCGCCTAAACCAGAAGCTGATTTCAAGCAAAGTTAAACTGTTTGTGATCACTGGCAATCATGACAAGTGCCATCCTTCCTGGATTAAGGTGCTGCAGGATGAAATGCAGGAGAATGGACAATGCGCTATTTACGATATTGATTTCCAACTGATTAGCATGAAAGCTAGGGATGGAAAAGAATATACAATCTATGGTGTACCGGATATGGCACCTGATGATTTCAGAGAACGTAGCTCAGAGTTTCCTGTAGCTGACTTCATGATGTTCCATACTCTGGTCAAGGACTTTGCTGCATTTGATGCGGGAGATAAAGTTCTTAAAGTCGAGGACCTTCCTACAGATAAATACAAAGCTATTCTACTGGGCGACATTCATGTGCATAAATACCTGCGCAAAGATGACTGCCTAGTTGGCTACCCGGGATCCACTGAGCTGTGTTCTCGTAATGAGAGTGTAGAAAAATTTGTGTCTCTAATTACCTTAGAAGACTCAGGTAGAATCACTTTGGATTCCTTACCGCTCAAACTAAACAAACCAATTATCGCTGAAGACATTCGTACTGCGGATGAGGCGAATGCGTTGCTTCTCAAAATCGATGCCGTTAAGGATGAGCATCCAACAATTCTAGTTCGCAAAGATCCGACTTTCTCGGATCTGTATATGCGTATCGCTAGAATAGTGGATACTAGTAAGTGCATTATCCGTGTCACTAATCTACAGCAAGCGGGATTTAAACTTTTGAACATAGTTAACAGGCGTACTGGTAATCCTACTGGTAAACAACCTGAAGACTTTGTATCTGATTACTTCCCAAATAACTCTGATATCTTTGGACTAGCACAAGCTTTGTGCGATCCACAAGCTCCTGCTCCTCATCTCATTGAAAAGTTCATAGACACAAGACTGTATGCGAATCAAAAAACTACTGATAAAAAATTTGGGTAAACATAAACATCTGGAGGCAACTCTGGATGGTTCTGTTGTGGGTTTGATGGGACCTAATGGTTCTGGTAAATCCACTATCCTTAAGCTAATTCATTTCCTTGTAACCGGCTGGACACCGGCCAAGGAAACACAGGAATCCTTTATTCGTAAAGTAGATCCTGAGCTTGAAGCTGAGCCTGCATTTGGTCAGGCTGAGATGGAATTCTATGCTCAAGGGAATACGTACAGGATTAGTCGCAAGATTGGTTCTCCTTCATCCAGAAAACTTGCCAAGCTGGATGACAAGGGAGCTGAGATAAAAGACGAAACCTATACTCGGGCTGATGAAATCCAGGCTACGCTGACTGAGATTCTTGGAGCTGACAAGTATGCAATTGATAATGCAGTGTTTCCTGAACAGGGCGCGCTAGATAAAATTCTGTTTGGCTCGCAAGCTGAACGTGAAGAACTTCTAGTTAAGCTACTGCTTCTTGGGCATATGCAGAAAGTTGCGGACGTTGCAGCAGGTAAAATAAAAATACTGTCTTCTGAGATCCAAGACTTTTCAACTCTGCATGATGAGCTTCAGTCTTCAAGGAATACCGCAGAGCAAGAACTAGCTAAAGCTGAAGAACAGCTTACGCGTACTCGTAGTTACGATCCAGAAATTAAAATGTATGAGGAGTGGGAGCGCAACCTCAGCGCGATCACTTCTAATGCAACGCATGCTTTGAATGCTAAAAATTCTGCTCGTGCTAATGAGGAAGCAGCAAATGCTGCCCTGAATGCCCAGGCGGATAAATTGAAGTTAAAACTTACTTCTGTACAGGAGCTTTCTGACTGGGTTGACAGACTTAACGCTAAAATCAAAGCTACTAGAAATCTAGTGGCAGCGATGCAAGACAGTAGAAATAAAGCTTCGCTTTACAAAAATATTGTTGATAGAATTTCTGAGCTAACCAAAGAATATGGTTCGCTTTTGGCTGAATGCCCGGAGGAAGTTCCTGCAAATTCTATTGCTGATTTGGAAGCGCGTATACAGGCGCAGCAGAACAGAATTAAGTATAAAAGCGATCTAGATCAGGCAGTAGCGGAAGGTAAGAAAAACCGGGACCTTTCTGCTAGTCTTGTGATAGAGGTTAACACGCTGTCCAAAAATTTGGAAGAGTTGGAAGGCAAAATGCAGGCTCTTTCGAATGAAGCGGCGCTGTTTAAAACTATTACTGAAACATGTAAAATCGCCCTGGATAGTGAATGTACTGCTGACTGTCCTGTATGCGGAGAAAACGTGTCACATGAAAAACTGAGAGATCGGTTTACAACATACGATCAAAAACTCAAGGTCGCTAAGCAAGAGCTTAACACCTTGAATGATAAGTATGTGAGCCTGAGTAAAGACATGAAGGTATCCCAACATGAGCTTACTCAGAGACAGACACTTTTAGATTTCTATACTAAACAGTATAAAAATAATAAGGCATTGTTGGATGCTGGTGTTGATGAGGATATTGATGCCCTTAAAGCTCAGTACGCCGCCCTCAATAGCGCAGCAGCAAAACGAGTTGCCGACTTAAAACGCATAAACAAAATTTCTTCTGATATTAAACTTTATGAGGCACGCCTTAAAGAGTTTAGTGAAGAAGAGATAGATAGTTTCAATAAGCTTGATGTTACCTCTCTCGAAAGAGAGATCGTTGAGTTTAATGACAAGATTGAACACTGGAGCTCCAAGCTGGAAGAGTTGACCGACACGAATATTAAAATCGGGAAACTGCTTTCGGCTAGAGAAACAGAGATTAAACGCTCTGAGGAATTTGAAGCGTCATGTGCCGAGCTCGCTCTAAAAAGAAATCAAATCTTTGAATCCTTTACGCCGCAACTAAAACATTTAGTTGAACAAGGGGGAGAGGTAAAAGAGACTCTGATAGAGAAATCTAGAATTTACAATCAACTCGAAGCAACGGCGGCGCAGCTTAAAGTCCAGGCAAATGGTATCAGAAGGCGTCTACTAGAAATTGAGAACAAAATAAAATTGGATGAAGAAAAGCGCGCTGTGATTCAAGAACTGCAGCGCATTGTTAACGCGTTCTCAAGGCAAGGCATTCCTATGGCTTATGTTCAACATAAGTTTGATAGTCTTGTCAGCATGACTCAAGATAACTTGGAAATTATGGATGCAAACTTTGCTATTATTCCGCATCCTAACAAGCCAGTTAGTCTTCAGTTTTACCGGGTAGACGAACCAGGCCAAGTGCTGTTCGATCATGATAAACTGTCAGGTGGGCAGAAGGTAAGGCTATCTATTGCCTTCCTACTGGCTGTACAGCAACTAGTAATCCCGGACCTGGGATTCCTGGTACTGGATGAGCCATCTACTCATTTGGACGAAGAGGCTAGAGAAAATTTAAAAGAGCTCTTGCTTAATCTGAATCAACAGCTAGAAAGTACGGATACTCAAATTCTCGTTTGCGACCATGCGCGAGAACTAGAACCTGCTTTTGTAAATGTAATTCAATTATGAGTGAAGTAGCTACTCTGTATGACCTGAAGATTAAATTAACATCTTCATGGCTTGGTAATCAGCGGACTCGAGAAAACGTTCGTCGTTTTCGCCGTGACCGTGATGGTAAGCTTGCTGTGGATCTGGCTCAATGGAGCTGGACCTTTCAGCAAGCTGCCGAAGCCCTGCACATGACTGATGTTGATACGGATACAATTCGTCCTCAGATGAATATCGATCCGCCGACCTTGGTGTTATACAGACGTAACTACACTCATAAGAATAAGCAACAGTGCGAAATGTTTGAAGCTATGCGCGAAAACTGTGTTCTCACGATCAAGGTTTTAGTGACAGCTACAGACAAGACTGATAGATACTCTCCAGACTTGGCTAGGCTCAGGGACATATTCAAATTCACGGGTATGTTTCTGGGCCTTAGCCCCTGGGGTGGTCAGTACGGTTATGGTCGATTTGATGTAGAGGAAATCACGCCTCTTTAATTTTACGTATCAGTAAATTGCTATGAGTAAAGAAGCTCATCTCATGTGGGATGACTCCGTGCTGACGATTGCTCCTTCCAACCCTGCGTTGGAAAAGTTTTTAACTTACCGGGAGAAGTCGTTGGTTCAGGATCCGAAGAACCCATGGAAAAAAGTTACCAAGGTAACTGTAAATCCTTTATACAAAGTCGTAAGCCAGCAGAATGGATACAATGTTATTCAGACCACGCAGGGCATGTGGCTTAAAGTTAAATTATTTTTAGAGGCTCAAGGATGGGACGTTAAGTTTTATGACATGCGCGTGCCCTTTCCTAAACCGCGCTTGGATTTAATGTGCGGATTTAGGTTTAAACAGGAAGAATTACTTACTACCTTCCTGAATACTAATTGCAGTGGGTTGTTGGGGGCTCCTACCAGATACGGTAAGACAACGCTCATAAAGAATACTTTGCGTGCATTTCCAAATGTACACACAGTGGTTACGGCTCCAGGTGCTGATTTGGTTAAACAGCTGTATGAAGATGTTAAAGAAGCACTTCCTCATCGGCAGGTAAAACTTATTGGCGCAGGCTCAACTCAAACTCCTTGTGACGATATCAATGTTGCAAGCATGGATAGTTTACACAAATGCGATGCTGCAGCATGTAAATTATTATTGATTGATGAACCTCATGCTTGTGTCACAGACAGTCGTTTACCTGAGCTGACAAAGTTTGATAAAGCTAGGCGTATTGGTTTTGGTGCCACGTTAAAGGGCAGATTTGATCAGCGCGATATTCTCATAGAAGCTTTGATCGGTCCTGTTATCGCAGAGCGTACATTCCAAGAAGCTGTGGCTGAAGGGGCTGTATGTCCTCTAGTGGTGTACATGATCGTCATTCCTCTGTCAGGGAATTCCGATGACCGTGACCGTGCTTACAAGACTCATTTATTTAAAGGTGAACGTGTTGCTAAAGCAGTGCGCTGGATTTGTCATGAGCTATTACCTGGCGATTGGCAGACTCTAATCTTTATCAAGAATGAAGATCAAGCTGAATACTTTTTGGATTGGGTTGGGCAGGATGGTACTATTGCCATGGCCAAACGCATGACCAAGAAGGAACGCGAAGAGCTCATGGAGCGTATGCGTGGTGATGAAATTAAACGCTGCCTGGCTAGCGAAATCTATGCGCAGGGCGTTACCTTCAACCATGTTAGGACTCTAATTAATTTAAGTGGCGGTGGAGCAAATACATCCACCATTCAGAAACCCGGCAGACTTGCTGAAGTTAGACCGAACAAAAAATGCGGTATCGTGTTTGATTTCTTCTTTACTCCGGGCACTGGAAAGGGAAATGGTATTCAGGCTTTGTACCGCGAGTCTTTGGCTCGTGTAAAAGCATACACTGAAAAAGGCTATGAAATTATCTATGTGGATAGTTACAACGCCCTTGAACAATCATTTAAAGAAAAAGCACTATGAAAAATGAAACTATTAATCTCATTAGGGATCAATGCGCGAAAGCTTTAAAAGCTAGTCGTGCTTATAAAAAAGTGCATCCTGAGGCTTTTACAGTTTGGCAACACTCTGAAAGAAAAGGTGCGGCATTGTTGGCGCGTAGAATATCTAAAATTTTAAAAAGTAAATAATACTATGGGTAGATACTCTAGAAAAACACAGGAAGAAAAACCTAAATGGTTGAAAACTCCGGAGGAATTAGATTCCGAGGAAGGTTGGTGGATCATTCAAAGATTTAAAACAAAGACGCAATTAGCTATGTTTGTTAATAATCCTGACAATCTTGCTGATCTAGAGTATCGCTATCCCCTGGCTTCCTACAGACGTAAATTAGATTTAGACAGACATTATATTGCTGTGCTCAAACGCTAATGAATCCAGATCAACTAGATGCGATAGCGCGAGAGATTCGCCGCTACTATCTTGAGAGGAAGAATGCGTTATACGAAAATACTTTTAAACTCACAGGTAAAAATGCTGAGTTTATTCATTGGCAACGTGCCGCTGAATTGTGTGTAGAATTGAATGCTACACCTGAAGTGTTTGTAGACGCTGCGTTCTCTAATTGCCGTAGTTCTCTTGGACCTTTTCCAAATGCAATGTATGGTACCGCTTGTCGCGGCTGGTACCGAGATTATACGGGATCAAGAAGATCGTACGATAAAGCAAAACAGCAAGCAGGCATGGAAGGTAAAGACGCCATGTTTGATTCTGAAACTGACTCGTACTTGATTGATTTAAAATATGAAATTGAACTTGTTAATAGATCTTTGATCCGATTAACAGGCACTAAAGAAATTAACGAGGTTACTATTGAATACATCAATAGCCTCACAACCAGTTACTCTCCATACGTCCGTGTGTTACTCGGCTATGGTAATGAAAAGGTTAAACAGTTCTTCGGTAAAGACGCCTTAGACTTTTACAATAAGAGACCACATTTTTATCGTGCGGCTCAAACCCTCGGTTATCCAATCAGAGATATTTTGTTATGGCTAAATGCCCCAAGCAACTAGAAATCTTCATAGACAAAAATCCAAATTGGTTTGAGCAGGTTGTTGTTGCTGTGTGTCGTGCTGACCTGCAGAGCTTCAAAAAGTTCAGTCCGGTTTTGTGTCTTAAGTCGGGATCTAAAGACAAACATTCTGACGATTTTGAAATTCAATACCACAACATAATCTATGATGCCATTCGCGGCTACAATAGTTTATTTGAGGGCGCTAGTGAAAGTATATTCAAACCTATAGGTTCGGTGCAGCTTCAGATGATGCTTACCGAACGGGCAAACAAAGGTGAAGTGGTAAGACTCTCAGAAATACCTGAGATCATGCGCTATTTCCAGGAAGTGATCATGCCCACACCTGTAGGTGAAGATAATATTTACATAGCTAACACTGCTATTGCTTATTATCTAAAGAGCATCAGAGCCAAGAAGATTATTAACAGTGCTTCTTTGCTAGGTGTAAATTTGGATGACTTGACTTTGCTTTGTGAGAAGGATGTCGAAATCATCGGTAAGCTGGAAGACGGCGGTAAAATCCTTCAAGGTGTCCCGGACAGAATTCAGCTGTCTGCAATTGATGAATTCGATGATCCTAACCGGGCAATCGTTGAAACATTGGATTGTGACATACCTAAATTAAATGAGGCGCTTTCATCCTTTAGAAAAGGGCATGCTTATTTATTCATAGGAGGTACAGGCTCAGGTAAGACCATCATCGCTTGTCAGCTGGCTTGTGCTTTCTCGTACATTAACAACGCCTCAGGCTTGTACATATCTACAGAGCAAAAACATGATGAGCTCTACAGACGTATTATTTCTAATAAGTGCAGCATTCCTCACCGCACAATTAGTCAGGGTATCTTCAAAGACAAACTCACGCCTAACGAGATTCAACGGTACTTGGATTTTAGAAACAAGTCGTTTAGTCTGAAATCGGGCGATGCTCAGTTTATTAACTGGGGCAACTTTCAAAAACAAAACGATCTCAACATGATCAAGAAGATCGAGGATGAGATCGACACTTATGAAAAAGAAAATAACAAGAAAATTGATTATGTGATTCTGGACTGGATTGGTGGTGCTCTGGGGTCAATGGCAGATGCAGGAGATAAAACTCGTCACATCTACCAGGCAGCTGCAGACGCTCTGGAAGAGCTTTGCCGTAAAAGAAATTTTGTGGCTATTGCTTTTGCTCAGGCTATTCCAGCTTCGGTTAATAAAGTAAAAATTGATTCTCTTGATTTGGCGGAGTGCAAAACCATGGGCAGAAACTATTCTGCAATCATTGGTATCTCCAGTTTGTATTCGGAAGAATACGCCAAGCACATCGATCAAGAGAAAAATAAAAAGCGTAAAGACTACCGGTTAGGTTCTGATCTTGATGATGTCGCTACCTATGCCGTGAAGCAGGTCTTGTTCATATCTAAGTCTCGCTTTGCTGACCCCAAAGCTGTGCCTTTTAAAAGAGAATACGAGTATCAAAGAATAGCACCTTGGACGTAAAAAAAAGCGCACTTTACAGTTGCGCGGTCATCGCGTCTTGCTAACATCGCCGCCCTTATGCTTTGGAAACCTGCCAGCTTCATTAAGACTGCTGAACACCCTCGTCGTCCGATTGCGCACAATACGATCAATATCCCTGATCATATGGTGATTGCCTCGAGCAGCGATGTGCCTGAGATCTCCATTAAACTTAACTTCGATTCTATCGAGGAAAGGACCAAGGGAGAAGTCTTTGCGTTGATTCAGCATATGAACAGGCTTGGCAAGTTTGTTTCCAAAGAATGGGTGTGGGAAAAGCTCAATTTTAAAAAGCGCAAAGCTGATGAAATTTTTTCAGAAATGAAGCGCGAAGGTAAGATTGAAGATTTCCTTGCTGTTAGAGGCACACGCCAGCTTGGCACGTATTGGCGTGTCTGCGGAAAGAAGGCTCGTAGAGAGATGCAGGTAGTTCATGCGCGTATGCGCCGTGAGCTGCGCGCATCTTATTTGGAGAGTATTAACTCTCCTAAAGGTTCTCTGAAAACCAGAGAAGATTTCCAAACCATTTCTGTTCCGGGTGATGGTTTGGAAAAAGAATTTGAACCCATTGAAAAAATATCTCTGCGTCATCAAGCGGTTTCCCGGAACTATGAAGATGGTGCTCCGGGTAATGGCTTGGAAGGCACGCAGTACACTGAGGCAGGATGTTTTGATCGTCTCTCTGACCCGGATAAGAACCCGGTTGAGTATGACCTGATTGAACGTCTTGCTGAGGTTTCGGAGGATAAAATGCTCACGCCAGCAGCAGCCCGGAGTGCAGCTCGTCGTCTTGATTCAGGCGTAATAAACAAAGAATCAGTGGCTAAGATGTGTAGTATAGTTAAGTCTAAAGATCTGGTTTTCAGTCTGTTAGACCTAATTAGAAACTTTGATGAGATTCTTAAAGAACACTGTGAGAAGATCCGTCCCGGCGAGATTGATTGCATTGAGGACCAGATCAAAGAGATGGCAGATGGCACCGAAGAGAACTACGTGTTCAAAGAAATTGCCCTCGCTTCCAAAATGCTTCGTGAGCTTGATAATAATGTTGAAAATCTGACATACCAAGACTATTATAATTTTGTTGATTCATATGCTATCCCTGTTTACGCTAAACTAGTAGTTCTGAGTCTGTCTAAACATTATAAGCCTTCTATAATTAAATTACTTGCTGCTGAATTTGAGAGTAAACTTTTTGCTGAGATTACTGCCAACATGGCTGTTTATAATTTCCTGATTAACTTTAAGAAATTTAATTTCATTGATTGGTCTGCTTTTGTTAAATATCGCCGTGAGGCTGTTGATAGTCTGAGATGTACTTTATTTATAAACAAAATGCGCAACCGGAAGCTGGACAGCTTCGCTAGTCAGTTGCATTTCTTTGACCGCCTTTATGCACACAGAAATCAACAGCACGCAGGGACTATCCTTGAGTACAATTCCCAGGGAGATCATGATTCTAGCGGAAGCTTTGAGTCGTCTTCATGGACCTGCAGTAATCCGTAACGAGTCTAACGGATTTCATATTTATCTTCCCTCTCCCGAATGTTTAAAGACAGATGGTAGAAAGGAGATACAGAGTAAGCATTTAACAGTTAATGCTTCACGTTACAAACAAACAGATGATTGGCTACATAAGCACGGAGCTATAAGAGATCCGATGGTTTTGGACTACAGCGCTGTTTGTCATAAAACTAATACTAAATACAAAGTATCAGATTTATTAAATGAGAAAAAATATCCCACGCTTGAGAAAAGAGGGCTGTCCAATATATCCTCAAAGATTATTGAAGCGGCCACTCTTAAAACTCAAAGTCTAGTGGATGATGGTAACGGTAATCTAGTTCCAATGGATCCCGGGGTAGTAGTCCCTATTACAGCTCTACCTCCGCATCATGCTGCTGTCTCTTATCTAAGAGATAGAGGTTATGATCTGGATCTTTTGTATAAGCAGTTCAAATGTTCTTTCTGCACACAGGAAACACCTGAACAACCTGAGAAAGGTATTTTCTACAAACGCCTTCCTCTGGATTTCAAGGACACTCCACAAGGGAGAATAGTTTTCTATTCTTCTATTAATGGTGTGCAAGTAGGATGGCAGGCTCGTATCATTGATCGAGTCGAAGATAACATAAAATATTATCTACATCCCTACAGGAACAATTGGGTAGCTGCAGAGCAGAAGAATGCAGAGACTGGAAAATGGGAAGCAATCCCTGGAATAGAAATTGAACTAGATGGATATACCATTCAGTGGAAGCCGTCCAAATATAAGACGGCATTTGGTATGTCTCGTAATGAGACGCTGATGGGTGTGGATGCTGCTGTTGAATTCAATAATAAACTTGGACTCAAGAAGCACACTGCATTCATTGTAGAGGGTCCGTTAGATGCTGGGCGTATAGGTCCAGGCGCAGTTGCGTTGCTTGGTAAATATATGAGCGAGCGTCACGCGGATCTCCTAGTAAGTAAATTCAAAAAGCTTGTTGTTGTGGCTGACAACGACAAAGCCGGTAAGGAGATGGCTACCAGAATTAAACAGTTAATGAGCGAAAGATTGGTCGACCTCAAGTTCGTGGATATCCCGGATCAATATAAGGATGTTGGCGAAATGACATATGAGGCGGCTATGAACTTGGTATTTAAACACCTGAACTGAGACACAAATGAAACACACACAATACTGCATTAAAGAAATTAATCACAGAGTTCGTAGCGGAGGTCTGTATTGGAAACAGTATAGACTGCATAGCCAACATGTCGGTCATAAAGAATCTGACATTTGGTATCTTGTATCAGAAGCAAAAATAGCGGAGGCAAACACTCCTCGCTGGTTGATCACTAATAATAATTTAGCTAAACTGCTTCTTGTTAGCGCGAACAATCTAGCCAGTTACTCTAAGCTGTGCGACTCAAGGCACTTTGAAATGCATAATGACGCGCCTGTTCATTTTGTTGCTGAAGAAGGCAAACCCATTAAGAGAACACGGCAGCTGCTTTGGACTCTTGATGGTTTGGACTTTATCATTAATAAGTCTGGGATCAGGCTCGTTGAGAGCGTCAAAGATGATATGCGTGTCTGGCTTAAAGCTCAGTCTACTGCATACGGCGTTTATACCCCTACCGCTCCTCTTCCTACAGAGAAAGAAGTGACAGGCAATGATAAGATTAAATCCCTGGGAGAGGCCAGTAATAATATCATTGAGGCTGTAAAGTATGTAACTGACATCGTTAATCAGCTCTGGGTTGAGCGTAACAAACGGCGCGAGCTTGAGGATGAGATTACTCGTCTAAAACAACAGATTGCTAATGTCAGTGCGCCTGCCAAACCAGCGACTCTTGTTCTTAATAATAGTACACCTAAAAAATTACGGATTAAGGCTGAGAGTAAATTGGAGTCCGTGCGTATTAATTACCACAGAACTCTTGGGTCAAACAATAGTCTGCAGCTGAGCCTGAGCCAGTATCTCGCTGGTAAAGGTAATCCTCAGAAATCTGAACAGCTGACTAGACTTGGTTTGCTTAACAGCGATCAGGTTTATATTTTGTTCCATGCATTTTGGAAGGATGCAAAAGGCAAGCTTATTCAAAAAGATAAGTTCCAGGATATTCTGCGTGATGTGTTTCACACAGCTAACACCACGCACAGAGCTCCCATCCTTAAGTCTGATGCAGTCAGAGACAACATGGCTATTGTCTGTCAGGTGTTCTGCAAAAAGAAACCGAACCCCAGGGACACGAGCGGTAACATCTTGGAACAAGATAATCCGGCTTACACAGCCAGCCCTCATCCATGCGTTCGTTTTCAGGCTAGATATACCTCGAAAGCGATTGACTACTTGAGAGCCAATTGGTATAAGCTGCTAAATGAAGCAGCTCAGCCAGTTACAGCTTAAATTACAAACCAGACTGGCTCAGTTACATAACCTTGTAGCTGAGCCAGTTATGGATGATTTTGACTCAGGCAAACGCGCTGCTGCGTTTGAAGAAATTGCATTCCTGGAGGAGACATTGAGACTTTATGGAAAATCAGAAGAAGGAAAAGGTAATACCGGTTCCTGACTATACCCTTCCTCCTCTGCCTTTTATAGAAAAGACTGGCTCAGTTAAAGGGCATAGTGGAGTTACATTTGTTGCTGGCGAAGGTATAAAGCCCGCCGACATCATGTTCATAACTTCATGTGTCTCTCCTCAAGAGGCTAGTAAATTTATTAGAGGTAGAGATGGTCAAGAAGGAGTTAGAGTGCAGCCCAGATATTTACGATCCGATGCTGGCGTAATGTTTACAGATATCTTCAATCAAGAAGGTATCGATCTTTATAAGTGTTACTATACTGCGCTGATCAAATGGCTTCTTCCAAAGAATGAAAGAGCGAAAGTACCCAAGGATATCATTGCTTGGGCGCTGCCTTCTTTAGACGCAGAGATTCAGGCCGTAGGTCCTAAGATCATTGTATGCATTGGTAAGCCTATCTTTGATTTGCTTGCAGACATTAAACTGTCATTGAGCGATGCTAAGAGTGGATGGTTCTTCAATGAGAAGTACAATGCTAAACTTTATCTTATTGACGACACATACAAACTAGTTACCAATCCCGAGTACATTGAAAAGTTTCGTGTAGAAGCTAAAGAAATTAAGCGAATGCACGATGAGGTTTGTAATGTGAATACTCACAGAGTTCCTCTTGAGTATGAAACTATTACGAACTCTGCAGATCTCAAGCGGGTAGTATCAAACTGGAAACATAACAATTTTAATGTGATTAGCGTGGACTGCGAGTGGGCAGGAAACAATCACATTGATGGTAAGCTACGTAGTACCCAGTTTTGCTGGGCTCCCGGCAAAGCGTGCTATGTTCGTTGGATGGATGACAAAGGTAATTACGTCTTTGACATTACATATAAGGAAGCAGGCAAGATACTATCTGAGTGGCTGGACCGGGAAGATGTAAAATATATTGGGCATCACTTTGCTGCGGATGCTCCGTGGTTACATCATGTACTGGGCTTGAATTGGTATGAGAAGTGCATCTTCGACACAGAGTTTGCACAGCAGACTGCTAATGAGGCAGAAGATCTTTCTCTTGAGAGAATCGCCATGAAATACACTGATCTAGGTCGTTATGACCTGGAACTTGTATTGTGGGTAAAACATAATAAAGCTTTAATGGAGGACGGCGGTTACGGTGCTATCCCGGATGAGATTCTCATTCCATATGCCTGTAAGGACGTAGACACTGTATTCCGTGCTTGGCCTTTTATTCATCGTAGTCTGCAGGCACAAGATCTAGTAGACTATTATAATAATGTATTTCATCCGTTTGTGACGGATGTTTTTGTGAGCTTCGCTTTGGTTGGACTTCCTATGGATGTCGAGACAATGGACGAGCTCAGAGTGTTATATACATTTGCTAGAGACAAAATGGAAGCTATCCTGCGAGAAGACATTCACGCTGAAGCTAAAAACTTTGTCTTGATGGCTTTTGCAACTAGGATGAATCCTGAGATTGCTACGAACAGTTATCTCGAGTTCATATCTTTAATTGCAAATAGTGAGCATGGTCAGGCTTGGAATGTTCTGAAGAGCGCAGCCAAGAAACCTGACGACGTACCCAAGCTTAAATCTATCTTTGATCATTACATCGATAGCGCCAACTTTAACATTAGATCTGCCGCACATTTGAAGCGCTGGCTGTTTCATGTTAAAGGATACGAGCCGATCAAATCCACCAGTAATAAGGAAAAAGGATTACCGGCTACCTCTTGGGAAAAGATCAAGTCTATGCCTCCCGAGGCACAAAAGAATTATAATCCAGCAGTAGATAAACAAACTCTGCAGATTCTGTCAGAAAAAAATAATGATAGGATTCTCAGAAAACTACTACAGTTGAACGCTGTGGGTAACATCTGCAAAGCTTTCCTCAAGGAGGCTGAAGTAGATGCTGATGGAAATGTTGTAAAAGAGAATGGTCTTCATTTTTATCTATGCAGTGATAATCGCGTGCATGGGCAGATGAGCACTACAGAAACTGGACGGCCTCGTAGTTGGAAACCCAACTCGTTGAACTGGCCCAGTTATGTTAACTCTATGATTGGCAACGGCATTGCGGATCTGTTCGGTAAGCTGAAAGAACGCGATGAACTTCCTGAAGAGTTTGAAAAATTTATTGTTAAGGATGAAAACGGAGAATACAAAAGCAAAGTACCATCAATTCGCAGCTGCGTTAAAGCTCCTGAGGGTTGGTGCTTTGTAGAGTCTGACTACCAGACAGCAGAAATCAGAGGACTTGCCTTTATCTCAGGAGATAAAAGTCTCATTGATATTGTATGCAATCCTGATCTTAATTTTGCTGTAACAAAGGATGACAAGAAGGTTAGACTGTCATTCCCCCCTGAAGTTTTTCCTCCCTCTGCACAGGAGGAATATAAACATCTTCTCATCTCCCCGGATGATCCTTCCTTGGTTAGGAAAGAAGATGGATCTTTGAAACATCCCAAACAGGACTTGCACTGGTCTCTGGCTGAGATGGTTCATATTAAACCAAGGGAAGTGCTTGATGAGAAAAAGGACCGAGGCGCTGCCAAAGTAGGTAATTTCAGTTCTGCTTATGGTGCGTCCGCTTCTACTCTAGAGCGTAAAATTGAACAGGATACAGGGAAGAAGCCAGAGGAAGGCACCGGCCAGCGACTGCTTAAAGCGCTTGAAAAGCGGCAACCAGTCGCCCAGGACTTCTTAATAAAGATGGAACGCATACCAGAGAAGCCGGGTTATTACCGCGCAGCATCTGGTCGCATTCGTCACTTCTCCTCTCATGATCCTAAATACCTAGATGACATCGACGAGCATTTGACTATGGGCTTGTTCAAGTCTATGGGTAGAGAAGCCCGCAACTTTCCGATGCAGGAGAGTGTAGCCGCCACCGCTGCGAGAGCAGGTAAGTGGTTGCTAGACACCTACATTAAATTAAATATGCAGGCTAGACCATTGATTATTTTATATGATTCTGTTGTTACTCTTTGTCCGCTTGAAGAACGCTTTAAGGTTGCACAAATGCACCAGCTCTTTATGACGGATGAGAACACATGGGAGTACCACGGAAGAAAAATGAATTATCCTATTGATACAGACTTTGTGTATCGTTGGTCAGCAAAACCAGACAAAGCAGATAAAAAATTGTTAGAAGATAAAACTTACAAAGCTAAATAAAATGTCATTCATTCCTACTGATTATTCTCAAATTCAACGTCAACTTAAAGCAGAAAAAGAAAATAGCTATTGGGGCGGTTACTTCAAACCAGGTGTTTACGGCGGCACGCCATCGCAAAAGAAAATGTATTCTGGTAGGATCCTGCCAGCATTTAATTACCATATGTCGCAGGCCGACTCGGAGTTCCAGACATCCTGGATGCCGTATCGTAATGCAGATAATATTGACCCAGAAACTAACCAGCCTGTTCTCAGCGCTTTCTTCGCTGTGGTGGCTGCATATTCCTGGTTCGGTAATAAGCAGGTGTCTTTCCTTAGCCCATCTACCCTTAGGTTCACACACAGCTTGTCCAGGGGTCCTGAGCTGATCGATCCTGTGCAAGACATTCGTAACTTTGCGAAGAAGCATGATGATCCTGCTATCCGCGCGTTGACTGAAAGACCTGAGAATAAAAAGGATGCTAAAATTGTTATCCCTTATCCTCAGCGTCGATATGTGTTTAATTTCTACGGCACTGCGGGTACCGACCGCAATGTCAGAAATTATCTGATCGATGTTTCTCAGAAAGCGTTTGAGGATCTTGCTGGTAAGCTGTCTGAGTGGCGTCCCGCTCACGAGCAGATTCTGGATCAGAACTGGCCAAACTATTTGTATGGTGACATTACTGATCCGAGCAACGGCGTGATGGTGGATACCACTTCCATTCCGTCCAATCCTCAGCCATTCAATGGTTTTGTGTTTACCACTGGTTCGCACAAATCTTTGAAGGGTGTGCGTCAGCAGCCTGTTCCGCAGGAAGCTCTTGCTGGACGTTATCATCTTTATGGTGATAATTCTGCGTTCAAGATCATGGGCGCTCAAGAGATCGTTGATTTCTTGGTTGAGGACGGAGCCATTCCTTATCATCTGATTGAGGAAGTGTGCAGCAACTATGCTCATGTACCGGCGCGTCCCAGCAGGGCCAAGGTATTCCCGGGTTCATCTGAGGAAGAAGATATTAATTCCTTCACTCCTCCGGTTCCTAATCCCTTCAGCAATCAAGGCATTGTCGCTAAAGCTCAGGCTATGGCCGCAAGTCATAAGGCTGATGATACACCTCCCTGGGAAGCGCCACCGGTAATGAAAGCACCAGCTCCAGCACCAGCACCCGTGCCTCAGCCTGCCAACACGCAGGAAGAAAAGTATTGGGTTTCTATGAATGGAAATGTTGATGATGATGTTTACTCTCGTTCCGAGGTGCAAAATCTGATCAACAAAAATCCTGGGCAGGCTTTCATGCTTTGCGAGCAGAACTCAAATACCTGGCAATCTCCAGTAGAAGCGAGGTTCACAGTTGCTGCCGTTAACAAACCTAAACCACCGCCACCCCCTGCTGCTGCTCCTGCGCCCCAGCCTCAAGCTGCTGCGCTTCCTACACCTTCCGTGATGCCTAGCACGCCTCCTCCGGTTGTGCCAGCACCGCAGAACACTGCTGCAGCTAATCCTCTGTCCCCAGAAGAACTGCAGGAGTATAATGAACTGAAAGCACAATTTGACGCAGGTACACTACCTCCTAACGATCTGATGAAGTTCGTTAAGTATGTGCATCGTATCGAAAAGGCTTAATTAATTAAATAAGCTCCCTGCATGTAAAAGTGCAGGGAGCTAAACTTATTTTGGAGATTATTATGTCTGAAGAACTACCCAAAAAACGCAGAGGACGCCCTCCGGGCTCCGCCAAAAAAAGTGCAGCACACGATACTGCTGTAGAATCTATACTAGATAATGATGTGATCGAAGCACCTCCAGCACCTGTACCCGGGGTCAATATTGACTATGGGTTTCACTTTCTGGACAGCGAAGAGGACTACGGTGATAAATTTAAAATCGCCCTAGACGGTGCCGTTTCTTCCCGCAAGAATCAGAGCGTAAGCTTCAAGCGTATGTCAGAAATTCAGGAAGGCTTTGCTTTTCCGTTTCGGCATTTCTTGCTGCAGTACGCTGTCGGGCAGTTCGGCGTCCCTCCACAAAAAATTATCGACATCATCGGTGCAGAGGGTATTGGCAAGAGTACTCTTGTAATGGACATGCTCGGTAGCGCAATGGACGTTGGGTGTCCTGCGCTGTACATCGAGTGTGAGTCAAAACAAATCCCTGCACCCCGCGTAATGCGAGCTCTCCATCCGAGCATCTCGCGTTCATTTAAAATGTTGGAACGTCTGCGTGTTGAGCCAGTGAATTCTCTGGATCACATGTGGCAGGTTATGAAAGATTTCGTGTATGTGGCGAGAGGCACTAAAGGTACGAAGGATACCCCTCGTGTTCCCATGCACGTTCCTATTGTTATTGCTGTAGATCCGTGGTCTAAGCTGTTAAACCCAGACGAGGCCGCTGGTTTCTACAATTATGGTGATAACATGTCTGATGCCAAGAAGAAGAAATTCAAAGAGATCAATGAGGGCTCAAATCTTGGTCATGCCAAGTGGGCACATAAGTGGTGTCGTCTTCTTCCTGCATTCCTTAAACAGTACAATGTAGTACTGATTATTGTTCACCACCAAAATGATAAGATTGATATGGGTGGCGGCGGGGTGTCTTTCATGACACCAGAAGCCAGCGCCCTGTACAATAAGACTCGTATTGGTGGTAAGGCTTTGCACCAGAATACTGCGCTGACATTAATTCTGTCCCGCAGAGGTTTAGCAAAGAATGGATCTGGCGATATTACAGGCAACTTGATTAGTTGTCGTGTAGCTAAGAATTCTCTTGGCCATGACAATATTAAATTCTTCTACGAACTGCGCACAGGATTCTATAATGATTCCCTGACGCACATGGACCCGGCGATCAATTACAATATTGGTTTTGCTACTATGTGTGCCGAGCAGAAGTGGATGAGTACATCAGTGAAAGGATCACGTTTCTCCAGTCCTGTACTTGGAGTCACGGAAGTCTCAGCTGATGAATTCTGTGCCGCGTTTAACGCCAACCAGGAAGTTAAATTTAATCTCGGCAAACAGCTGGGTATCAACGGATACATTGATGTCGTTGATAATATCAAAACTACGATTGAAAAGAATTATCATGCAGATCATGATGATACTATCGAATCAGAAGTTAATTTAGGACAGTCGCTTGATCCTGAGGCTATGGAAGCTTTGAGGAAAAAGATGGAGCAGGGTACCGGGTTCAATGTTGAAAAAGAACCTGATCCTACTCCAGAAGAAGAAGCGCATCTGTTATCTGTGATCGAAGATATTGATACCAACCAGGTAGACAATACTAATGAGGAACTCACACCCCAAAACGAGTGACCATAGGTTGATTACGCATGTAGCCAAACATTTTAAATTAGATCCCACTGGCTATGAGTCTATTGGAGATCTATTTAGAATGATTGATGCTATGTGTGTTGATCATCCCTTGAGCTTTCGTGACTTGTTGTGCGTCTACGAGACGTTCCCTGTATATGGAGAATTCATGTTTCCAAAAGGCAAAAGCCATTTGTGGGAATTGGTTGAATCTACTGATTCGCCAATGCTCCTGACTGATGCCTTAGTATCTGGTAAAGAAGGACTGTTCATTTGTCAGTCCGTAAATTCTGAACAGGTACATTCGGAAGCAGAAAGAATTCTGAGTAAATTACAAAAACCTGCGATGTGTATTAACAATCGCCATGGCGTCACTGCCTTGCTTTATCCTCTAATTTCGCTATAGTGAGCGATATGTCTTCAAATACGGAGTGCATCAATGGGTGGATCGAATTGCTTCATTTTAAAACTGATCCGAGCAAGATCCATTTGGCTAAGCCTATACTGAAGAGTACTGGTTCTTTGGAACATTTCAAAGAAGCACACTATTCAATGGTGGGCAGTCATATTCCCCTTTGTGAGTATTACTCCGCAATTGAAGTGTACAAACAATACGTTGTACCGATTGATAAAGAATTCAATATCCCCAGACCCATAGCAGACTTTGATGCTATGAACATCTGCATGAAGGATAAAAGGTATGGTTACAAATTCCTAACCTATATATTTTATCCAAAGGGTTTGCACCATTCTGTGGAATTTAGAGAACAGCGGTTACAGTATCATCCTGATTATCCGCATGTTCTTTTGATCCGTAAGGAGCCATTCAGATCCTTCATGCGCGCGCCAAACGAACCATCATAAATAATGTTTAACAGCTCCTACTCCATCGTCGCTTTCCTCAAAGAAACTGACGATGGAGTTTCTTTTCCGTTCTTACCAGAACAAATATGGGATGAAGGATATTCCCTTCATTGCATAAATTATAATTCGTATGGTCCTTTGTTAGATGAGATGGATAAGAATAGCGAAACGATTCACATTCCTTCATACGACATAATGAAGTATGGCGGTGTGGCATCTGTGGTAGCTTCTGTTATTCATTCTGAGGGTATGGATCAACGAAGAATATTTACAGTGCATCCTAACAATGTACTGTTCCCAATTTATAAATGGTATTTGATGAAGCATGGTACTCCCATGAGTAGCATTGACCAATACCTCCAACGATTGTCCCGGGTAACGATTGACATATGCGAGGCTTTCCACAGGCCAACCATTTTGACTCTTGACCGCAGACAAAACTTTAGCTATAAAACTGTAGCACGCTGGCTTGATATAGCTCCGAAAACGGATTCCAAGTTAGATCATTGTTTGAGTACGTTAAAATATTTATGTCATCGATTGTAAAGCAAATGAGAGAGTCAAAGATTAACATGGATGTTTTGAAGCGTGGGTATGCGCAATTACCGAATGCTTTGAGCGTGATGGGCTTCAGCCAATTACGTGCAGGGCAGGAACCGGTGATTGTAAATATTATGGCGCAGAGGGACACTGTGTGTATTCTTCCAACCTCTACGGGTAAAACCGCTTGCTTTGTAATTCCGACGTTATGTCTTGGTTGGCGAGCCATCGTTTTCTCGCCCCTGGTCGCGCTTATGCGCGATCAGGTCCAAGGCCTGACAGCTAAAGGAATCAAAGCACAAGCTATTTCGTCCATGCAGACTGAGGCTGAGAATCAGTCTGCCATCAAACGCTGGGCTGAAGGAGAGCTTCAATTTATTTATGTCGCGCCTGAGAGATTACACAATGAGGCTTTCAAGGACGCTATGATGCGTGTCCCTCCGGACATGGTTGTCATGGACGAGGCTCACTGTCTTTCCCAATGGTCTGATAACTTTAGATCCAGCTACTGTCTAGTTGGTGACTTTATTCGGGAAAAGAATCCTAAGGTAGTAGCTGCATTTACTGCCACATGCCCGGATGAAGTTGAACATGATATTCGTCGTGTGCTCCATTTGGAGAATGCGCAGAAACTATCTTATTATCCTCGCAGAACAAATCTGCATCTTAAGAGTGATAACATGCTGAGCGAAACTCAGCTGGCTGACTTCATCTCTGGTGTTGGCGGGCCTACAATTGTTTACTGTGCTACTATTAATAAAGTAGAGCAGACAGCCAAACAATTAATGTCTGCGCTTAGAGAGGATGTAATTATTTTCCATGGTGAGTTGTCGCCTACTGATAAGCGAGTGAATCAAGACATGTTCATGAATGACAAAATTCGTGTCATGGTTGCGACCAACGCTTTCGGTATGGGTGTGGATAAAGGTAATATCCGTGGTGTTGTTCACCGGGATATTCCTGGTTCTCTGGAAGCTCTTGCGCAGGAAGTTGGACGTGCTGGTCGTGACGGTAACGACTCGACATGCATGACCTTTTATTCGCCAGATAGCTACAACACACAGAAGTTCTTCATTGAATGTAGCTATCCCTCTAAGTCTGAGATCAATGCTGTAATGCGTGTACTCAACTTAGCTGCAGATAGCAACGGAATCTCTCAGCTTACCATCAGCGATATTGCCAAGAAGACTAATCTATTTAGTCGCAAGGTCCCCGCTATTCTTGAAGTTCTTAAATCTAATAGAATTATAGAACGAGAAAAGAATGGTGAGAAGATTGCCAAGATCAGGCTTGATGAGAACACTCCTGAGGACGATTCCAGATTTGAGCTTTGGTGGAATACAATTCTTGAATATGGTATTGAGGAAGATGGTTTCTTTAATATAGATTTAAATTGGTTTTCAGACCATATTGGTCTCGGGTACCAGACAGTAACTAATCATTTCAAGAAATGGGATGAGCAGTCTGTCATTAGATTTATTCCTCCATACAGAGGCTCAGCTACTAAAATTATAGGGTCTATAAATCAGATTGATTTTGAGCGGTTAGCGATTAAAGCTGCCAGAGCCCACACCAAATTGGATCAGGTGCTTGGTTATATCAAAACGCCTGACAATGATAAACATAGTTATTTAGAGAAATACTTTCAAGTAAGCGGAAATGAATAGAGAATTACCTGCAGACGCACAAAGGGCGTTCAGGCTACTTAGTAGTCTGCCGCCTCCAAAAGAAATAATTACTTCTGAAACTCATATGCCTTGTGTGGCATGTCAGCGTCAGAAGCATCTTTTGGATTTTAGAGTATACAACTCAGGGGTCATTGCTCATGTAACTGAACCTCTGTGTAAACTTTGTATAAACACATACAAAGACTGCTCTAAATTTGTGTGCTGCAAGTGTAAAATGGTTATGGGGTGGGTAGATCCGCATAAAGATAATGATGGTTTTATATTTGAAAAAAATCATTCTTATCATATTCAGACTTGCCCTAACTGTACTCCTGGTCTATTGAAGGCTGACATCATTGAGAAAATTATCTATCTGCAACGAAAACAAAAAGGTCTATTATGAGCAACACTCCTGTATCCAGTATTCCCACTCCCAGTGGATTAGTTAAACCAAAGCGTGATAACGTCAAAAAGACGGAAGCATTCAGTATTAAGCCTCCTCTTGTTGAGGCTGATCCTGAGGGCGGAGATAATCACAAGTATATGTGCAAATATGTTTCAAACAATTACCGCGAGGTAAAACAGGTTTGCACATTCGATGTGTGGAAGAAATGCGAAGGTCGCCAGATTCCCGGCAAAGTCCGAGATGGTTTAGATTCTCGTCTTCACAATGATTTTGTTATTATTCAGGACAAAGATAACAAGGTTATTGATATCGACATCATTCCTAAAACTTATTATACTAGCCG